GCGTCAATACTCAGTCTCAAGGTACCGCTGGCAGTGCGACCAAGAACATGGCCGGGGTTGTGATTGATTAGCCCCCGCACGTCATCATTGAGCACTGTATCAAATGCACCAGGGGCGATCTTTTCACGAAAGCCCCCCAGGTTCTCGCTGAGGGTGTTAAACACAGCGCCGTAGCCAACTATGGAACGAGATTCAGTTTCCCCTGCGTTGCGCTTTTCTATTTTCACCGGCATGGCCAGGAATCGTGCTTCAATACCTTGCGAGTTTTCGGCGAGTTTATTCATTGATAATGCCCTCCAGGGCTGCGGATTCGATGCTGTTGGTGATTCTGCTGGTTCGGCTTTGGCGCCAGTCTTCCAGCAGGGTGTTGATTTCGCTGATGGGGTCGGCCTGGCTGAATACGCCCTGCAGTTGCCGCAGGGTGCTATCCGTAATGGCTTTTATGACGATGGGGCATTGTTGCCCGCCACGGGCTGCAGTTGCCGCGCCATGAAATCCGGGTGGTCTGCGTAGAAGCCGGTAATGCGCTCTTCAAGTTGTTTAACGTCGCCGTCGCAGGCCTTCAGCGCCCGCTCGATGGCTTTGCATTCGCAGGCGTTGATTTTGTCCACCGCCTGGCGCAGTTGCTTCAGATGGAAGCTGCGCAGGGTGTCGTTGTCTTCGTTGCCGTTGTCGCCTTCGGGGGGCGGATCTTGTTCGGAGATAGCGTCGGTGCTGACCATGTTCAGGGGGATGTAGTATTTTTTGCCCTCGCCATTTGGCAGTGGGTTCATGCCCTCTTTGGCGCGGACTTCGTCTGCATTGATGGCGCCCAGGCCGTGCATCATTTTGTAGTACTCGCCACGGGCTTTGCTGTCGCCGCGCAAGAGTTCATCCACACTGAAATCAACATACAGGTTGTGGCTGGTGGTGGTGTTGAGCAGGTCGCGTTTTATGACTTGCTCCCAGCGGGTTAGCCAGGGCTGGAGGCTATAGACCACAAAGCCGATGCCCTGGGATTCGATACCACTGCCCCAGCTGGTGGATTTTTCAACGTCGGCCACCATGTGAGGTGGCACACCGAAGATACGGCAGATTTCCGCCACCTGGAATTTGCGGGTTTCTAGAAACTGGGCTTTTTCAGGCTCTACGCCAAGCGCCTGCCACTTCAAGCCCTCTTCCAAAATCATGGGTTTGTGGGCATTGCTGAGGCCGATGTGGCGCTTTTGCTGGTCTTCTTTGAGCCGGGCATAGGCTTTGTCGCTAAGGGTTTCGTCGGTTTGCAGTACGCCGCTGGCCACTGTGCCGCTACCAAAGAAGGTGGCGCCGAATTGTTCCGCCGCCAGGCTGAGGCCTATGGTTTCTTTGAGCTCATCGATGGGCGACATGGGGTTGATGATGTCGCCACCCATGCCCCGCAGGTAGAGGATTTCATCTTGCAGGTAGATGTGCTGGGTGCCGTGGCGGTCGTAGTGCTCGAAGGCAATGCGCTCGTCATCCATCCAAAATGCGCGGGTGCGGTCGGGGTGCAGGGGTATGAGCCGCTTAACTGCGCCGTCGTTGCCGTAGTCGATATAGTTGAAGCCTTTGCCACGCAACAGCAGGTGGCCTTGCATCATTTCCTTCCATTCAAAGGCGGTTTGCCAGGGGTTGGGCTGCCACCGCAGCAGGTTGTGCAGGCGGTGATTTTTAACCACTTCGCGGCCACCGCCGGGAAGATCCCGGTAGGGCAACAGGGGCAGCATGGCCAGGGCGGTTGAGAGTATGCGCACACAGGCATAAATGGCGCTAAGGCTGCGGGCGGATTCTGGCGTTACGCGAATGCCCGCCGCCGTGGTGCTGCCACCGAACCAGTCGGCAATTACCGGGTCGCGGGGATGCGCAGTTTGAACGCTGCGCTCTTCGATGCCCAACAGTTTTGTGAATATGCTCATTGCTGGCCTATGTAGTTTGTGTTACCAGGCAGCCCGGCTATAACAAGGGCAGCGCCCACTGTGATGTAAGCCGCCGGCGGAAAGATTAGCCAGGCGCCATAACCAACCAGGGCAAGCCCGGTTCCAACCAGTAGCAGGTTGCCAGCAGTGGTGAGCAGGGTGCGAGCTTTCACAGGGTTCTGATGCCTCGTTCTTCGTAAACGGATTTTTTGGGTTTAACCCCAATCGACGGGGTTACGGCCTGCAGCAAGGCCACAATGCCGTCGATGCGGCCTGTGGCTTTTTTCTTGTTGGGCTTGCGGTTGCCCGCTGGGTCTTCGTCCCACACGGCATTGGCCGCGCAATTGGTCATTACGGGGTTTTTGTTGTGCCGCAAAACACCGTTGAGCAGTTTGGTTTCAAACTCATCGACTGCCGGGCTCATGCTTTGATAGCCCTGACCGTGGGGCACCAATTCTGGCAGGGTGAGGCTTTCGTCGTCTGCCAGCTGGATAAGGTCTTCAATGCGCCAGCGGTCGTAGCCGATGCTGATAATCTCGAAATAGTCTTGCAGCTGTGATATGCGGTGAAGCACATGCAAGCGGCTCACTGCTTTGCCGGGGGAGGTTTCGAGGTAGCCTTCATCCCGCCATTTGGTGTAGGGCACCCGGTCTTTTTCGGACTTTTCCGATAACCCTACTTCGGGCAACCAGAAGTAGCTGAGAACCAGCCATTCATCTTCGTCTGGCAGCGGCTCAAACAGCAGCTGCAGGGAGGTGAGATCCTGCGTAGAGCCAAGATCCAGCCCGCCATAACAGCGCCGGCCTTTGAGGTCTTCGGCGGTGTAGTCTTTGCCCGCGCTCTTCCAAACGTGGTAGCCGATTGCCGGGCTGTGACCCTCGATCCACATGCAGAAATTGAGGCGTTTTACCACCGCCTCTTTGCTGGGCATGCCCTTGGCCTGGGTAACCTGTTTGAGCAGGTAGTCTGGCTGAATGGTAACGCCCAATGTGGGGTTGGCTTTGTACCAGCAGGCCGGGGGCTTGAAGCCTTTGAGAAACTTGTTCAGCGCGTCAGGGTTGTCGGGATCGTGGTCGTAACCGATATCGAACGGGTCGTCGTCTTCGTCGAGTGCGCAAATATAAGCGAAGAACGAGTCATCCGGTTTGGCGCCATTGACGACATCAACACCGTATTGATGGTATTCCCAACAAACGGTTTTTTTGTCTTTGCCGCTGTTGGTGATCATGAAAATGAGCGGGTTTTCGCGGCCTTTTGTGCCCGCGCGGATCATTTCAACAACGGTGTTGTCGCGGTGTTCGTGGATCTCATCCAGCAGCCCCATGTGAGGCCGGGGGCCTGACTGGCCATCATCGGCACTGATGGGGCGAAAGAAGCTGTGGGTGTCGTGGTAGGCCAGGTTCCACTCTTTGCCTTTTGAGCCGCTGCGCTGAATCCGCCAGTCGAGCTCTGGCGACATATCGACCATGGCCACGGCATCGCGGAACAGCACCATGGCCTGGTCTTTTTTGGTGGCCGCCGCGTAGACTTCGGAACGTTCTTCACCATCGATGGTGATACCCATGATGCCGATGCCCGCCGCGAGGGGCGACTTGCCCGAGCCTTTGCCGGTTTCAACGTAGGCGGTTTGAAAGCGGCGGTTGCCGTTGCGGTCTTTCCAACCGAACAGACTGCCGACAATAAACTCTTGCCAGGGCTGTAGCTTGAAGGGCTTGCCTTCAAACTTTCCGCCCGCCAGGCGGAGTACTTCGTAGTAGAACGCTATGCGGTGCTTGGCTTCATCGAGATCCCACACCAGCCCCCTGGCAGAGCCGTGCTTTAAATCATCGATGTGACGCCTGCAAGCGGCACGAACATGGGGGCCAGCAATAGTGCTGCCATTAACCACGGAACGAGCATAGGCTGTAACGGGATCATTTTTTGAAGAACCTCCCTGCCCCTTGGTTTTTGGTTTGCTCATCGTCTGGTGTGTCGTCGCCTGGGTTGTCGCCGAACAGATCCCCCTGCGGGGATATGGTCACCCGGTTTCGTGCTGACGGGGTCATTCCGAATTCGGCCAGGAATTTGTGCATCTGTTCAACCGCGCGGTTGCTGATCTGCAGCCATACGCTGATTTGTTTGTATTGGCTCGGGGTGATGTCGATCAGTGCATCGTC